CTTCCCAGCACTTGCAGATTCTGATACGATTGTGTTTGCAAACCATGCAGCTACACTTACAAATAAAACACTCACATCACCCACGCTGAGTGGACCAGTCATTACTTCTGGTATCAATGATGCAAATGGCGCAGAGATGATTCGTTTCACTGCAACAGCATCTGCAGTCAATGATATTTCAATCACAAACGCAGCAACTGGTGGAGCTCCAAAGATTGCCGCAGTAGGTGATAACACAAACATCAATCTAGATCTTGCAGCTAAGGGTACCGGTGCTATTCGCCATACTCGTAAAGTTGCATACTCATCAGAAACAAAAACATCTTCTGGTGCAGTTTCTTTGTTAGTTCCTTTGACTTTATTCAACTCAACAGGTGCTCTAGCTATGACAATGGCAAATGGTACTGTTGTAGGTGAATCTAAAAAGTTTGTAAATATTAACACAGGTGCAGCAACAGTTACACCAACAAGCTTTGGTCAAGGTACATCATTCACACTCAGCCAAAACGGAGCTGCTGAAGCAATTTGGACTGGTTCCAATTGGCACTTATTTGGTGACTCAGACAACTTCTTAACAATCACGTAAGAGATATAATATGCCAGCAATTATTACTGATACACTTAAAAGAGATCTTCTTGCAGAACTGAAAGCTGACTTTGACAGCGCAGGTAGCGAGTACTACGTTGGTCTTGGTCGTTCCGAACTATGGGACGACTCAGATAATGTTGTAACACCTACTCAGTCAGCAAGAACAATCGACCAATTTAGAAGATCGTTACAGGGTATTAAGAAGATCCAAGACGTTTCTTATATTGTTCCTCGTTACAACTGGTCTTCTGGTACAATCTATTCTGCATATGACGATAACTTCTCGAGCTATCCTGCAAATGCATACTATGTAAGAACAGACGCAAACCAAGTTTATATTTGTCTACAACAAGGTAAGAACGCTGCTGGCGCTGCTGTTACCTCGACGATTGAACCTACTGGTACTGCAACTTCGCCGTTCACTACTGCTGATGGCTACGTCTGGAAATATTTGTATTCTATCACTGCTCTAAAAGCAAACAGATACTTATCTGCAAACTATCAGCCAGTAGAACTTATTGATTCGGCAGATAATCCACTTGAAACCTTACAAGTAAATGTTCAAAACGCAGCAGTCGCAGGTGAGGTTGTTGGTGTAGCAGTAACAGCTGGAGGCACTGGCTATAGCTCAGCACCCACTGTAACAATCACTGGTGACGGTGACTCAGCCGAAGCCACTGCTACTATATCTGGTGGTGAAGTCGTAAAGATTGAAATGACAAATCGTGGGTCTGGTTACACATATGCTAACGTAAGCTTCTCATCTGGCGCAGCTACTGCTCGAGCTATTCTCGCTCCAGCGAATGGAATTGGTGCAGATCCAAGAATTGATCTTAGATCAAGTGCTCTAATGTTTAATGGTAGACCAGATGCTGATGAGAACGGTGCTCTACTCATTGGTCAAGACTTCCGTCAGGTTGGTTTGATACGTAACCCAACTACAACAGCTGCTGACTCTGACTTTACTGGTAACGCTGGTTCAACACTTCGTAAGCTAACGTTCCAGGGCGGTGCAACTGCATTCACAAACGACACCTTTGTTATTGGTGCAACATCTGGTGCAAAAGCATATGTTACTTCGGCGGACTCTGCTGCTGGAGTATTCTATCATCAAACCGAAACAACTGGTTTCACACCGTTCCAAGCAGGTGAATCTTTGACAGCGCAAAACGCAGCGGGTGCTACAGTAACAGGTTCAGCTACTCTCGATTCGGATCAAGCAGCAACAATAAATAGATACAGTGGTGAAGTTCTTTACATTGACAATCGCTCTGCGGTTACTCGGTCAGCTGGAGAACTACAAGACATTAAAATTATTGTACAACTATAAGAGTTATTAAAACATGGTCAGCCAAGTAACACAGAATCTATTCGCAACCTCTTATAAAGACGATTTTAAAGATAGTGACAACTATCATAGAATTCTCTTTAATAGTGGTAGAGCACTGCAGGCTCGTGAATTAACGCAGATGCAAACGATTATCCAAAATGAAATTGCTCGTTTTGGACGTAACATCTTTAAAGAAGGCGCTGCGGTTAATCCAGGCGGACCACTTTTAAATACAAAGTATGAGTTTGTAAAACTTAACACCACAACAAATGCTCTACCTTCAACATCAATTGTTGGAAATATCTTTACTGGTTCTTCATCGAATGTTCGAGTAAAAATTCTTGAAACGGTAGCTGCGGAAAACTCAGATCCTGCTACTCTATATGTACAATATCTCGGTGACGCCACTTCTTCTACAAACCAGTTGAGATTGACTCCTGGTGAAGACATTAGTGACGGCACAAATACTCTTACTGTTCAAACAACAAACACAACCGCAAACCCTGCAATTGGCCGTGGTACAAGATTCTCTATCGGTAAAGGTGATTTCTTTGCGAAAGGCCACTTCGTATTCGCTGATGCACAGTCTTTAATTGTACAAAAATATTCTCCAAATTATACAGGCACTGTCGGTTTTCTTGCAACTGAAGACGTTGTAACAGCGATTGATAATAACGAGTTGTATGACAACCAAGGTGAAGTACCTAATACTTCTGCTCCTGGTGCTGACCGTTATCGTATTCGTTTAACATTAACTGATCAATCAGATGTTGACTCTGACCAGATGTTTGTATATCTTGCAGAAATTAAGAACTCTGCAATCGTAGATGAAGCGACTGCTACTTCTGGCTACAATGAGATCAGAAACCTTATGGCTCTTCGTACGAAAGAAGAATCCGGTGACTATGTTGTTCGTCCATTTAAACTGAAGTTTGATGAAGACTCAGATGCTAGCTACTTGATCGCTGACGTATCTGAAGGTACTGCATACATTAATGGTTATAGAGCTGCTATTAATAAACACACTAAGGTTCGTTTCCAAAAACCAACAGCAACTTCCACAATCAATAACGAAGTAATTGCTGCAAACTATGGTAACTTCATTGAAGTTGATTCATTAGTAGGTGTTCCAAACGTAAATGAAATGGAACGTTGGAACCTACAGGACTCTGCATCTTATCAGGGTTCAACAATTGGTACTGCAAGAATTCGTTCGGTAGAAGAAGACGGGGCGATCTATAAACTGTCATTGTTTGATATTCAAATGACTGGTAACAACTCTTTCCGTTCGGTAAAGAGTATTGGTGCTGACTCGGCAAACTATGGTAACCTTGTTCTTTCGAATAATGTTGCCGTCTTGAACGACGCTGCAAACAATGACTTGTTCTTCCCTCTTCCAACAAGTAGACCATCATCACTTACAGATATTTCTTATGAAGCACAGAAAAGATTTAGTGTATCTACAGATGCTTCTGGTAACGCTTCACTTGGTTCCGGTCTGTTGGCTGGTGGTGAAACATGGGCAGGACTTTCTGACTGGGTAGTTGCGATTGACTCATCTGGTGAAAACGTATCAAGCACAGTCTCTATCTCTGGTGCTGGTACATCTACTGCGACTATTACGGGAACAGGCGCAGCTAACTCAAATATTGAAGTTCTAGCATTTGTAAATAAATCAGCAGCCACATCAAGAGCTAAGACACTTACAACTGCTACAGTAACAAGCACATTGGATTCAGATGGTAACGGGTTAAAATACTTGGACCTTGGCAAAGCAGACATCTACGATGTTTCAAGAATTCGTGCAACAGATTCTGACGGTAATGACTTAACATCTACATTTAGATTTGATAATGGCCAAAGAGATAACTACTATGGCCTAGGCAGATTGATTGTAAAGAGTGGCCGTGGTGTTCCATCGGGTAACGTATTTGCAAGATTTAGATACTTTGCACATGGTGCTGGTGACTTCTTCTCGGTCAACTCATATTCAATTAACTACGCAGACATTCCGTCTCATACTCTTGCAAACGGTGACATCATTCAGTTAAGAGATGTTCTTGACTTCCGTCCACGTATTAATGATGCTGGGACCGGATTTACTGGTGCAAGTTCTAAGGTTAACTCTCTACCAAAGAACACAGATCTAATTACACTAGATGCAACTTATTACTTAGGTCGTAAAGATAAACTAGTAATTGACACAGAAGCAAGATTAAAACTTATTCAGGGCGCAGCAGACTTCTCACCGAAGTTTCCACAGACTCCTGCAAATTCATTAGAGCTATATAAAATTAGCCTGAATCCAAACACATTAAATGATTCGGATCTAAGCACTCAGCTAATTGATAATAGACGTTACACAATGAAAGATATTGGTCAGCTTGATAAGCGTATCAATACTCTTGAAGAAGTTACAGCACTGAACCTACTTGAGATTAACACAAACACTCTTCAGGTGTTTGACTCTTCTGGTCTACCAAGAACTAAAGCAGGTTTCTTAGCAGATAACTTTGCAGATCATAGATTTGCA